CCAGAATGGCCGTGTGGACCGCCTTGCCCATGTCGAATGTCTTCTTGATCTGCGGGACGTAGCCGGGGTTAAGGCGGGCACTGGCCGTCCAGGCATGGAGCGGGCTTTGGTTGATCAGCTTGCGCGCCAGCGTCGACGACAAGCTCGGCGCCGCACACGGATCGCTGTGATATTGCTCGTCGGTCAGCCCGAGATGAATGCCGGGGGGAAGAAAGTCCATCGTGATTTTTCCAAGGTTGTTGTCCTTGATGCGGGGTGCGGTCATCGGGTTTCTCCTGTTCTTACCGCCACCCTGCCAGAAAAATTTTCCCATATCAACCGGAAAAATCATCTTGACCTGACTTTTTTTCGCGGGCATGGTGGCGCCATGAAACACGAAGTCATCAGGATCACGGACGCGCTGGGGACGCAGCGGCTTTGCGAAGCCCTCGGCGTCAAGCCGGCGTCCATCGAAAAGGCCCGCGTGACGGGAATGTTCCCCGCGAGCTGGTATGCCCCGCTGCGCTATCTCTGCGACGTCAACGGCATCGACTGCCCGTTGGAACCGTTCGCGTGGAAAGCCCCGAAATGAGAAGCAGTGGTCGCGCACCGGATCGGAAAATTTTCCGCAGAAAATTAGGGGGTCGGGAATGACGACGATTCAGGATTACCGCGCGTTCATTGCCAACAAGACTGTGCATCGCCGTCCGATCGGCATGACGCCGGCATCGATGCCGGACGCGATGAAGCATCATCAGCAGGTGTCGGTCGAATACGCGCTCGAGCGCGGCAAGTCGGCGCTGTTTCTCGATACCGGCATGGGCAAGAGCCTGTGTGAACTTGAATGGGCGCGGCAGGTCAGCGAAGAAACCGGCAAGCCGGTGCTGATCCTGACGCCGTTGGCGGTCGCTGGGCAGATGATCCGCGAAGGGGTCAAATTCGGCATCGATGCGCGGCAAATCCGCGAACCCGAGGAAGTCGGCGATGGGATCATGGTCGCAAACTATGAACGCCTGCCGAAGCTGGATCCGGATGCATTCGGCGGGGTGGTGCTGGACGAAAGCAGCATCCTCAAATCATTTGCAGGCCGCACCCGCAACATGCTCATGGATGCGTTCAAGGACGTGCATTTCAAGCTGGCGGCGACGGCAACCCCAAGCCCGAACGATCATACCGAACTCGGCAATCACGCGGAGTTTCTCGGCGTGATGCGCCAGCAGGAAATGCTGAGCAAGTGGTTCATCAACGATACCAGCACGGCATCGCAGGACTGGCGGCTCAAGGGCCACGCCGTCGAAGACTTCTGGGGATGGGTGGCATCATGGAGCCGATGCGCCACGCTGCCGAGCGACCTGGGCGGCGACGATACCGGCTATGTCTTGCCCGTGGTGGATCGGCGCATTCATACAGTCATGGCCGATCGGTCGGTCGGGGCGGATCAAGGCGCACTGTTCCGGATGCCGGAAATGTCGGCAACATCATTCCACGCGGAAAAACGGCTGACCTTGCAACAACGCTGCGATCTTGCGGCAGAACTGGCGACGCATGACAAGCCGGTGACGGTCTGGTGCGAAACCAACGACGAAAGCGCAATGCTGGCGAAGATGATCCCCTGCGCCGTTGAAGTGCATGGGTCTATGAGTGCCGAAGAAAAGGAACGTCGCTTGCTGGGGTTCGTGGATGGCGACTTCCGCGTGATCGTCACCAAGCCAAAACTGGCCGGGTTCGGTGTGAACTGGCAGCACTGCGCCCATGCCGTCTTTGCCTCAATCAGCTTCTCGTATGAGCAGCATTATCAGGCGGTTCGCCGGTCGCATCGGTTCGGACAGTCGGAACAAGTCAGGAATGACATCGTGATTTCCGACACCGAAGAAACGATCTGGGCCGCAGTCCACGGCAAGGCCGAAAAACACGAAGACATGAAGCGCCGGATGAGCGCGGCAATGAGGAAAGCACAATCTCTCGCGGCAACTCGGGTCAAATATGACCGCCCGCTTGAATTGGCATTTCCGGACTGGATCAAGGGAGAAGTAGCATGAAGCACCCGGAATATCAGGGCGCCGGATGGGCAATCCACAACTCGGACTGCATTGAAGGCATGTATGCGATGCCGGAAAGCAGCATCGACTGCGCGATTTTCTCGCCGCCGTTCGGTGACCTGTTCGTCTATTCGGACAGCGAACGCGACCTCGGCAATGCCGGTGAAGGAAGCGCGTTCATCGAGCAGTATCGGTTCTTCGCTGATGCGCTGACCCGCGTCCTGCGCCCCGGTCGAATCGCATGCGTTCATTGCACCGATCTGCCGATGCGGAAAGGCAAGCACGGCGCGATTGGATTGCAAGACTTCTCGGGAGACCTGGTGCGCGCGCACACATCGGCGGGGCTGATCTACCACGGCCGGGCGACAATATGGAAAGACCCGGTAGTCGAGATGCAACGCACGAAGGCGCTCGGGCTTCTCTACAAGCAGATTCGCAAAGACAGCGCCATGAACCGCGTCGGGATGCCCGACTACATGCTGTTTTTCCGCAAGGATGCACCGAACGAAAGGCCGATCGAGCACGCGGCGCCGGGCGACAAGGAAGCCGTCAGGATCGCGCGCAAGTGGCTTGAGGACTTGACCCGCGAAGGGCTGTGCTCAGGCGTCCCGCCAGACGAGTTGCTAGCCGATCTGGTCAGAGATGCCGAGTTTGACGTGATGGAGTGGCAGCGGCTCGCATCTCCGGTCTGGATGGATATCCAGCAGGGCAATGTGCTGCGGACTTTCCGCAAGGCCAAGGGGCCGAATGACGAGAAGCACGTCTGCCCGCTGCAACTTGATGTGATCAGGCGATGCCTGCGGCTCTACACGCGACCCGGTGATGTGGTCATGGACCCGTTCAATGGGATCGGATCGACAGGATATGAATCGGTCAAGGCGGGACGCAAATATCTCGGGTTCGAGCTCAAGCCGGAATATGCGGCGCAAGCGAACCTCAATCTGCAAGACGCCGAGCAGCATGGCGCAGACTTGTTTGCCGCCGAATGACCCGCCACACCCCACACAGCGGCCGCGCACCGCTGTCAGCGCCGCCCGCAACCCGCGTCCTCCCTCGCGGCACACCGGGCGGCGCGTCCATTCCCCCCGCATCCTCTCGGCTCGACAAGATCGCGCGCGAGACCGACGCGGACCAGCTGCGCCAGATGCGCGGCCACTGGCAATCCGGCGATCCGATCTACGGGCCGCCGCTGACTTCGCTCGAGGCCGAGGCAATCGCGCTGCGGCTGGCGGAACTGGAACGGGCAGAGGCCCGGAAGGGATGACGTGATGAACGCACCGATGAAGAACACCGACGCCGACCGGGCCGTCGCGGATCACGTCTATGGCGTTGCCGCAGACGAGTTGCGCCAGTTCATCGAGCGGTTCGAGACGCTAGCGGCCGATATGGCCGATCTGGCCGAGGCGCAGAAGGAAGTCATGGCCGAGGCCAAGAGCCTCGGCTACGACACCAAGGCGCTGAGGCAGGTGATCAAGCTGCGGAAGCAAGACCCGGACGAGCGCGCCGAGGCTCAGGCGGTGCTGGACATGTATTGCAGCGCGCTTGGCATGTGACGATGACGCGGATCGTCCTGCCATGGCCGCCGGCCGCGCTACAGCCCCACGCCAAGGGCAGCAGATGGCCGAAGATCAAGGCCACCAAGGCATATCGGCAGGCGGCGTTCTGGATTGCCAGGGAAGCGGGTGTCAGGCCGGACCCGACTGCGGTTCTGACCGTCACCTATCACCCGCCGGACCGCGCCCGGCGGGACTGCCAGAACATGCACGGCCGCACAAAGGCCCTCATCGACGGCATCGCCGACGCCATGGGCTGCGACGACAACGGGTTTCGCGTCCGGTTTCCGGACAGCTTCGGCGCAGTCGTGAAGGGCGGCGCGATCATCGTGGAGGTTTCGGCATGAGCATCAGCGCCACCACCGGCTATCCGATCCTCAAGAAGCACCGCCCGCCGCCGTTCATGCTCACCCGCGTCTGCGCGTCCTGCAAGCATTTCTGGGGGCCGAAAAAGAAGGGCGCGGGCGAGTGCCGGAAACTGACCGCCATCACCTATGGCGCCGATTCCGCGCGGGATTGCGAGCACTGGACGCGGCGCATGGCCGGGGTCGACCCGGTGCCGTTCGGCGTTGCGCCGAAGATCGTGGTCGAGCAGCAGCCGGTCATGCCTGCCGCGCCGGTCAAGGCCACGGTCAAGGCAGACCCGCAGCCGCGTGCGCCAATGGCCCCAGCGCCGCCGAACCGGAGCGCCGCCGATGCGCGCCGCGATCAGGTGGCCGCCCTCGCGCGATCCGGCATGGCAGGCCCGGCCATTGCCGCCGCCCTCGGGTTGTCCATCAGGACGGTCTGGAGTGACGCAGCCGCGCGTAGGGTGTCGCTGGGCGGCAGCGGCGGGCCGTCGCGGCGCGCCGAGGTCTATGCGCTGGCAGAGAAGGGCATGATCGGCGCGCAGATCGCGCGGGAAACCGGGATGACCCCAAGCTCCGTGTCAAAGTATCTCGCGCAGTGGCGGGCCGGGAAGTGACCACCATTCGCCAGGTGCAGGCCGCCGTCGCAGCGCGCTACGGGATCAGCGTCGCGGAGATGATCGGGGTATGCCGGCTGCGGCATATCTACATCCCCCGCGCCGTCGCAATCAAGGCGGCGCGGGTATTGACCGCGGCCAGCACGACGCAACTCGGCACTGCGTTCGGTGGGCGGGATCACACCACGATCATGTGGAGCATTCGCCGCGAATTGCCGGAGGACGATTCGGCGATACTCGATTCGGTTTGCCAGCAGTTTGTCGAGTTGCCGCAATTCAGAAGCGTGAGAACGCAATGAGCAGTTTCTATAAAATGGACCCGGCCGCATGGGATTTCGGCACGTCTGATTTAAGCCTGGAAGAGGAGGCTGCATATCTGCGCATCGTCAATGCTATCAATAAGCACGACGCCCCTGTTCCCTATGTCGACCGCGTTCTGGCGGGCATGTTTAGGTGCTCTACCAGGAAGGCCAGAACGCTGGTCACGGCCCTGATAGAGGCCGGCAAGGTCTACGTCGAAGGCGGCAAAATCTGGAACGATCGCGCCCGCAACGATGTCGAAAAGCGGGCCGAAGAGAGGCAGAAAAAGGTCGAAGCAGGCGTGAAAGGTTCGGCCGTTCGTCACGGTTCGCGAGCAGTTCGTGACCAGTTCGTGACCATTTCGACCCCTGAACTGAGTGCGAACCACCAACGAACCACCAACGAACCGCCAGACAACCCGTTGAAAACAAACGAACCAACCATAGCAGGTGCTATCCCTAGAATAGAAGAGAATAGAAGAGAGAAGAAAGAAGAAGACACTAGCGTGTCTTCCAAGAAAAAACGCGGCAGCAGGCTTCGAGACGACTGGCTGCTGCCGAGGGATTGGGGCGAGTGGGCCGTCGAGCAGGGCATGGACCCGGCTGCCGTCCGCGCCGAGGCCGACAGGTTCCGCGATTACTGGATCGCAAAGGCCGGCCGGGAAGCTTCCAAACTCGACTGGCAGGCCACATGGCGAAACTGGATCAGATCGTCAATTGAGAGAAACCCGAGAAAGGCGCAATCAAATGCCGTCAGCGATGCGAAGCGAATTGCAGACATCTACCGAAGCAAGCGCGGAATGGATTGCGGGCCGGATCA